GTATTATCCATAATTGCCTATGAAAGGTTAAGGGCAGCAGCAATTTGCTGATGAATGTACAGGTGAGAAGCCACCCAATCGTAGAAATCATTTTCATTATTAAAGTCCACATCCAACATATTGAACGGGTTATTTAATCCTAATAGCGATGAAAAAGCCTGATGCTCTACCTGATGAGCCAGCAACCAGTCATCTAAATTGTCTGTATCAGCATCTGTTATAGGGAAAATAGGCACTGTAATGCCCTTATCCATAAAAGTATCCTGAAATAGCTTGTGTTGAGTGCCATTTTCAAACAAAAACTCTCCTAGCGAATCTTTATCGCCAAATTTAACAATGGAGAGGGTCTCGAAATTCACTTGTCAGCCTTTGTATCGAGCTTATCAAAGATTCTAGCCAACATTCCCTTCATTTCCGCAATATCAATACGGTAATCATCCTTCATTACATAGCCTTTTTCAATCTCCTTGACATCATTACGAAGATCACGCACAGCATCCCATAAGACCTTGAGAACCCATCCGACTAAAGTGCCAACAAGGGTAGTAACGATATTAAACAAGAATTGGCTATCCATGCTAGACCGAGTAGTAAGGAATTTTGACATTAACACCGTTTAAGTTAATGATTAAATAGTTAGCGGGAATTAGCATCATGGTTGCAGAACTAAAGGTAGCGTTTGAAGCTATGTTTGAAGTGTGATTAACAATAGTGACATTGACCGTACCGCTAGGAATGGTCACATTAGTTAAAGTAAGGTTTCCAAGGCTTGTGGCTGTGTTTCCCAAGCCAACAGTAGTGTTACCAAGAGTAATGTTGCCACCCGTAATTGCTGTGTTAGGAATGGTGATTGCCACATTGACCGCATTGGTCGCTTGACCTTGAGCATTGATGATTACTTGAGCAACAGTTGATGCGTTTCCATAAGTGCCAGCCGTAACAGTTGTATTGGCAATATTAGCCGTAACATTGGTAGATCCGTTAAAGCTAGTTCCAGTTAGACCCGTTCCTAAAGTAAGAGTAGCTGTAGTGTTAGCCGTTACAGTTGTTGCTTGACCTAAATTAACAACTGATCCGTTAATGGTCACATTGCTATTAACCAATTGATTATTGGCAATAGATCCTAGCGTACCGCCTAAAATAAGGTTTCCAGTAGTAGTGACATTGCCCGTTAAGGTGATGCCATTGACCGTACCGTTACCTTGAACTTGAGTAACTGTTCCGTTAGTAGTACCACCACCACCTATGTTTACGGTCTTTAACATGATCTATAAACCATCTCCAGGGGTAATGTACACAACGGCATTAGCCGTACTTGTGCCAGTAAAGTAAGCATTGGGAGCAAAGGTCAAAATCTCATCTGTACCCGCTAACAATGGAAAAGCTGTACCGCTAGTGGTCACATTGGCTGAAGCAGTCGTAGCAGTTGCAGCATCATTGCCATAACCTAAAAATACTAGCGTTGATCCAGCGTTAATAATCCGATACTGATTACCACCTAAAGTAGTAGATGACACTTGTACAGGTGTGGGCGCAGTAACACCAGCCGTAAAAGTAATGGTATTGCCAGTTTTGCAGAAAGCGTTAATTCCCATTATTGCACCGCATCTAATTGTTCTTGCGTTGGTCTAGCTAATGTTGGGTGTTCCCATTTAGCAATGTAATCGCCTTTGCCGTCTGAATCGTTTTGAAGGTGAATTACAGTTAGGAAATCCTGAATTGTAAGGCTAGGATATAAAGCCATGATTTTGTCGTATAACATTATGAAGTTCTCACTAAACAGGCTTGAAAGTAAACATCGGCACTTCCTGATGTTGCTAAAGAACCACCGCTATTTTGATTGGCATATAGTTCAATGTAATCAGTAGAACCGTTTAAAAAGACAATAGCTGAAACAGTTATTTGCGTAAAGTTAATAGCACCGCCAGCAATATTTTGACCAGCTTTAATGCTTGAACCATTTTTGAAAATGTTAATAAATCTAAATCCTGTAGCTGAAGTAGCAAAGTTTACACAACCATTTACTTGATAATAGCCAGCTACTTGTGGTGTAAAACGATAATTAGTAGTTGAATCAAAAGCATTAGCAGTATCAAATTCTTCTAATTGCAAAGCAATTTTAGTGTTTGTACTGTTATTAACAGTTGTTGAAGCATTTTGATAAGCGCTAAACGCTGGCATATTACCGCTAACCATTACTATGCCAGTAGCTTGAGGAAATGTTGCTGTTGTTCCAGCAGTTGTTACATTGACATTTCCACCAGATGAAGAAATAGAAACATTAGATGTGCCATTAGCAATAGAAGTTGGAGCGGGAATTGTTCCGCTAACAATAGTGACATTGTTTAAAGTGACATTACCAAGCGTGGTAACAGTGTTTCCTAGACCAACGGTAGTATTACCAATAGTTAAGCCAGTATTAAAATTGGCATCTAAATTGGTTAACGGTATGCTCGTTGTAGCATTACCAAAGACAAACGGAACTCCAGCCATTTAGAACCTCACTCTCAATTCATGTTCAAATTCAAATGTATTGACCACAAAACCTGCTGAGTTTGAAGTTTGTGTCAACCCTAAATATTTACCCCATTGTTGCGCATCTGACTTGTACAGTTCATACCCTGTACCACCTACCCAAGATATTACAGTAGAACTGTTGTTAATCCAAGGGATGATAGCGTTGGAATTGTTGTACCAAGTGATGTAATTACCCAATATATAAGCGGGACTAGACCCTGATTCAGAATCTACTGTGACACTCAATTCCACGCCAGAAGTGACCGTAGCTTCAACCGCAAATTTAAGCGCTTGTTTAGTGCGAATTGGATCACCCATCGGCAACAAGGCAGTCTGAATACGGCTAGTAATTTCGGATGTAGCATCGCTATATAACCTATATAAATCACGACCTCTTGTGCCGTACATGGTAATAATTCCGCCTACTGGTACAGAAGTGGTGTATTGAAGATCATTTCCCTGGCTAGTAATAAACCATTTTTTTTCAAAAAACACCGCTTGTATGTACCGATAGCTTTGCGTAAATATGGCATCGTAATACCTAAAATTAAACGCAGCGCACAAAATGTTGTTTAAAAGCACTTGTCCAGCAGTAACTTCTTCGGTGGCAAAGTCAATATTGGGAAACATCCCGTCAAGCGGATCGGATATTTTGCTTGTTGTTGAACCCACTAAGGCATAAATACCGTAGTTATTCATAAACAACACCGACCTAAAGTAAGGAAAAATAGCATACGCTAACTTAGTCCCTACCGATGCGCTCACATTAGTATTAGTAAATAAAGTAATACCGCTAGTAGTAACCCTAACATCCGAGAATACATTGATGGAATCATCGCCAAAAATATACAAAAAGTTATTAGCAGAAAGAAGCTGCTTAATGTTGCCATGTAATGTACTGTCCGTTAGTGTTACAGATCCCGCAGAAACGCTTGTAAAGTCGCTATACGACCCCGCAGCCGAGTAGTAGATAGTTCGCCCTTGAGCAATCCAAACACGCCCTGAAAAGCTCGCTATTCCCACATTTTGTTGAATATTGACGATAGCTTTTAAAACAGCCCCCGTTCCGCCACCGCCTGTAACCGTTGCCGTAATGTTGGCAGAGTTAGTGTATCCCGTACCACTGTTGGTCATAATGACCTGAGTAACGGTATTTCCTGAAATAATTGGTGTTCCCGCAGCTCCAGAACCGCCACCACCTGAGATAGTTACCCCAATATTGGCTGCGTTGGTATAACCTGATCCACCTGAAATAACATTGATAGATACCGTACCTGTAGAAAAAGTAGTAATTCCTGCTACGGCAGAAGCTCCTGATCCACCACCACCGCTAAAGGTAACAGTCAAATTAGCGCCATTGGTATAGCCAGAACCGCCATTTACCAAGGAAACATAACCTACGGTATTGCCACCGCTAACTAAACTAGAAGTGGCATTAGCCTGAGTTCCGCCTGTTTGGTCATATCCAGAAATAACAACGGTAGGAGCAGTAGTATATGCCGACCCCTTGTTAGTAATGCCAATTGAGCCTACTGAACCAATAGTGACTACATTGTTTCCATCCCAAGAAAAATAGCCCTTGTTTGGATCAAGAATGAGCATCCTATCGTTGTACCATTGGGTAGCATTGATTGGATATTGATTTAAAACGGCAGAAGAAGAAAAAGTACCCGCAGAAGCTACTGTACCCTTAGCTTTGGTAGCAATATTGTAATATTCAGCGCTACCATCGGTTAAAAAAGCTACTACATAATCTGTAACATCAATATTGCATGATGACAGATAAATAACATCATTTGACCAAGTGACGGCTACATTTGAAGTGTTAGTGACTGCCGAGCTATTTGGGGTAATTTTAATGTTACCAAAACCAATGGGTTGTGCGTTCTCAATCCAAGAAAATTCATCTTCTGTGATTGCAGTACGGTTCGCCTTGGTATTAAGCCCTTTAAACTGCTTAATGACCTGATACGATTTTTTCTGTTCGGCAGCAGCCATCTTTAGTACGGACTACTGTAAACGCTAGGAATCCTACGAGTAAAGGTGCTGTTAATGACACTTGCGCCTTGCTTGCTGTATTCCTGCTTGTAAATTTCGGCTTCCCCGTAACTTTGCTCGTAATACTTAGCTAAATAAGCAGCGTAAAACTTGACCATTGTGCTGTACGGATCGTTAATGACATCCGTTACCGTTGGTGTGTTTAAGGACAATGGATTAGGCAAGACCACGCAATCAATCTCAATTTGATAGATTTGATCGGGTACTGGTCCTAAATAAATCTGTCCTTGACCATAAATACTAAAAGCTAAAGGTCTGCCAATGTAGTTTTGCCAAAAACGCAATCTAGCATTGAAGTCTGACCATGCCAAATAATCCATTGGTACACGAGTATTACCCCAGTACAGATTGATATTGATGATGTCTAAGACTGTATTGCCAGAACTTGGTGACAATGGACTGCTTCCCATCAATTGGGTTAAAGCAGCATAGCTGATGTTCTCACAATTACCCACATAAGTTAACTCGGCTGTGCCGTCTGCAAAAGGAGCAGTAGGAGGGTAATTGCTGTAATTGTTTGTACCGTTTGCTGGGTAAGGAGGAGCGGTAGATCCTGAAGTTCCCGCAGTAGTGTATTGATAAATAAAGATATTTGAAAATACAAAACTGTTTAAAGTAACGGCTGTATTGGCTACCCATGCAGTGGGATTGGCTGGAGTTACACTGCCAATGGTTGCTGTGGGTGCGACTTGACATGGCGTTTGCGTAACAACAATTTCACGCAAACATCCAGTATCTCTGACAGCTCTTTCTCTGGCAGAGTTAATGTAATCGGTTAACTGCGAATCGCTATAGAAATTCCCGTTAGCATCATGCAGTAACCTACGGACTTCCGTAATGTACGAATTAAGCGTTGCCATTTATTGACCATAACTCATGCTACCGCTTGAAGGACTTTTCCCCCGCCCTTCCTAGAGGTTGGGAGGGGTACTCTTTCCACCAACGGGGATAACGATTGGTTCTTGCTTGGGGGTTCGGTAGAAATCTCCCACTGGGATAAAAGCTCCATGCCTTTTTCCAAGTCATTTTGAGAGATGATCCATCCTAACCTTGCCAAATAAGGCTCTTTGTTGTCATCTCCATAACCAAAAATGTGACGAGCTACATCCTCAGGAATCTCTACAGTTTCATCTTTAGGAAAACTATAGAACATTCCTGCATAGCCATCTTTTAGCTTTTTGTCAGAACGATTGGTTACGAAGATATTTGACATTTTAGAAACTCACGACATCGCCAAATACGATAATATCGGCTGTGTTGGCATTACCAGCAGCAGTGGTGACATTAACGAATAAGGCTTGGGTTGTATAACCAGTTACGGCTGTGTTTGTATTATATGGAACTGCAATATTCAAGTCCTGATAAGTACCAGCACCAGTGATGGAACTGAGAACCACATTGGCTACTACAGCGTTAGAAATGTTGCCATCTGCGCTTGTAGTAATTGAAATATTAGCAAGATTCATACGACCCGTAGGGTTTTGGATTGTCACTCTGCGAAGAACGACAGATCCAGAACCTACAGCAGCACCTGCATTAGTTAAACCACCGCTTAAAAAAGGAAGGGTAACACCAGTGGTAGTACCGTTTCCCGTAGTATTTAAAGCAGTAGCTCTAATGTAAGCAACACGACCATAGCCAATCGAATCAAGGAAAAATTGCCCTAACGAATCTGCATTAGCCATTTATCGCCCCTTAACTTAAGAAAGTGCCAGATACAGGAGAACCACCGTTTACAGTCACAAGTTGCACTGTAGCGTTAGTGGTTGCCAATAACTGCACATTCACACCGTCAGAAATAACCATACCACCTGAGTTAACGGGATACACATTTGACCATGTAGCCACATTAGAAGTGGTGTTGTAATTTGTAACGGTTTGAATTACCACATTGGATGTGCTAACTACTAGATAAGTTCCAGCAGGTACGACATTTCCAAGAGTGGTTGCAGCGATGTTTGAAGCGTTTTGAAAATACGAACTTGGCGTATTTGCATAAGTACCTGCAACGAGGATTTTATTTAAACCGAGTGCCATGACTAATTCTCCTTAGATTGAAATAGAGTTATAGCCAGATACTCTGGTCATTGACTTAGGCTTGGTGCTTACTAATTCAGCAATCATCAAGACAGCGCCAACATAACCAATCTGCCAGTTAGGTAGAGTGGACTCAAATCCAGTAAATACAAACGAACCTTGATCGTGAATATACAAGCTCAAGTAGTTTGAGTTAATGAAATAAACAGTACCTTCTGGGCAGTATGGGTCTGGATAGATTGGAACACCAGCAACCATCAAAGCTCTAAATGCAGCTTGAGGACCGTTGCTATCGCTATCAAAACCATGTCCTGGCGTAATTACATATTGCTCTTGACCAACATAATCTTGGGCTAAGAGTGTCCATGTACCAAATCCGCAAACGCCAAAAGTTGGAACTTCAGCGCCATTCTTAACAGTACCTGAAATGTACTGGAGAATGTTTTGACGAGTTGGATTTACAGATCCTGCGTTATACACCTTCGATTTCCACCATGTATAGGTAGAACGATTGATGTTACCGTAGGTAGTCATGTTTGTACCATCATCAATAGCACCAGGCAGTCCAATGAACTGTTGGGTATTGGTGTAGTTGTTGTACAAGGCAGTAGCCATTGCATCCATCATTACATTGGTCGCATCGTTCATACGAGCTTCGATCAATGGAATAATGGCGTAATCTTGCTGTACTGCACCTTCCATTCCGAGGAATGGTACTGGAGCAATCATTAGCTTCAGATTAAACTCAGCATTGAAAGCACCCTGTTGGACTGAAGGTTGGTTAAAAGAACCAGAATAATCAGACCACTGAGCGTTAACAAACTGCGCACCTTGTACTGGTACGGTTACTTGGGATACACCGCCTGAAGCCTGTTGACTATTTGCAATCAACGCAGCCATCAATGGTGTGCTGTTATAAAGCTGTACTACCAGCTTGGGGATAAACGCTCTACGAGTTACATAAGTAAGCTCATTGTATTGGCTTGATCCTGATGCTGGGACTATTCCGCCACCTATTGGCATAATAATTCTCCGTTAAAAGTAAATATCCCCATTTACTGCTTGTTATTAAATACCTATTGGTCTTGAGTTTCTACGCAATTCCTTTAAGGCACTTGCTGCTTCTTCCCTAGCTCCCATTTGTGGATTTTTCCAATACTTAGAAAGGTCAAATTTACTTAAGGCGCTTGGGTTATATCCCATTGCTGAATTAGGCGTAGGTTCTGCTGCTTGCTTCATCCAATCAAAATACTCTGCTGCTGTTTCGTGATTAGAGATGTTTTTCTCAAGCATGATTTTCTCAATCTCATCAATTTCTGATTCATTACGAGCCAGACCTTTTTTGATTAAGCTATCCCTACGCTTTTGCAATTCTTCTCTTGCATCTTTTTCACGCATTTTAGATTCTAAGTGCATTACCCGTTCTTCGGCAGCGTTGACTTTACTGTGGGTATAGTCCTCAATGTCAAGTTCAGGAATAGACATCTCAGGCTTAACCTGTTTTGTCATGCGTAAAAACTGTTTGCGTGTAGCAGGATTATCAGCTAATTGGCGAGCCAACATAGCTAATTCATCACGCTGTTCTAGTGAAAGATCTTCTAAACTCATCTTCTATCCCCTTATTCGTTAGATGACTTTTTTGGTATCGCCTGGCTTAGACATAGACATCATGTTCTTGTAGCCAGCTTTAGGTGCAGATGTTAAGCCACCAAACTCTGAATAGCGTGGAGTATTGATAACTTGACCGTTTTTCTGATTGTTGTCAGTAGGTCTGCGTGGCATTGCTGAACCACGAGGTTTAAAGAGTTCCATAGTAATTCCTTACATTTGTGGAGTTGCGGAAGGTGCGCCACCTGGCATACCACCTGGCATTGCTGGAGGTGGTGTTGGGGCAGACATACCTGGGATTTGCGGAGCTTGTTGCATTGCTTTTCCTTCAGCCGTTGCTCCACCAGCTTGAGGTAATGTTTGCAGCATCTGCATAATTTCAGCAGGTTGCAATTCATTTGTTTTGGCTTTCTTAGGTCCAATC